GCGGCATTGGGTCTTATTCCTTGTCTTCGGTTTCGTCGGTATGGGGGCCTTCCTCGTGCGGGTAGCTATCCGCTACCTCGAAGGCGTCTTTGATTGCCATAGCTAATGCCTTGGCGTCTTTAGATTCAATAGCGCGGAGAATGTCTTCACAAATACCTTCAAGCTCATGGTATTCGTCGCCAGCTGCATGTTCGGTTTTGCCGGCGGGGTCATCTGGGGTTCTTTTAGAGATGATTAAGGCGGCAGCAGGCTTTTGTTTGAGAAAAGGGAGCAAGTTGACCTCCGAGGGGCTCAACTGCTTGTTTTAGTCCCATTTTTAGCTAAAAATCGCCATATTCTTCTTTATATTCGGCATCCTTCAGATGCCCTTCTAGTTCTTTTTCCCACATTTTGCTGCTCTGGGCTTCCGCCCATTCTTTTGTACCCGGTATTAGTTTGGGCTTAGCTGGCTCGTGGGTGAAGGCGTAGGATTCCCGGAAGGCGTATAACACCGCGTCGATGATGTCCGAGTGAAACCCTTTTTTCAGGATGATGCGCTTAGGCGTACTTTTTTCCCAGTCCACTTGGACCATGTAAGAATCTTGGGCAAATCGGCTATCTTTTTTAGCTTTAAATTTAGCTAACCTTAAGTCATCATTAAGAAATTCGACGTTGTCTTGCTTGTTTGCTTTGTCGGCAGGTTCTAATGGGCAAGCAAACCTCCTGCGAATTTCCTCACCAATTTTTTTGCCCAAACCGCCCTCGTCAAGGACGATTTTATAAGCGTTGTATTTCTTTTGAAGTCTGTCAACCGAGGTAACGAGCTCGCTTATAGTCTGTTTGGGGGCAATATGCTCTTCCACCAGGTAAGTTTCACGGCAGGTGTCGGACCAAGCCAAGACCGCGATGGCGTCCGCGTCTTTAAACCCGATATCGACGCCCATGACATAGCTCCACTTATGACCTGAGGGAAGCTGGTCGTAATGGTTTATAGAGGCCTGATAGCGCACCCACAGGGCGTTGACGTCCAGCACCCAGTTATTCAACCACTCGCGAAGTAGCGTGGGGTTGGTGTCGTCCCATTCCTTGCGCGTTTTTAGATCCTCGACGAAGGCCTGTGGGTTGGGCATGTTGGGGTTTTGAAACAAGGTCCATTCGTGGTGGCTAAAGCCAAATTTCTTGTTTCTGGTGACTTCAAAGAAGTACCCTTGCGGTACAGGGCCGGGGGTACCGGTGACGGCGAGCCATCCGTCGGTATAGTCTGAGATGGACGGAGTGAGCACGTCGTCAATAAGAGATTCGATATGAGAGGAAAAGTCTTGAGCTTCGTCAATTGCAACTCCAGGGTATTTGCGGCCTCTAAGCCTTTTAATGTAATTTGGCATGTCTGCGCCCAAAATCAATAAGATAGCGCCATTTGGGTGCTTCATGGTGAGTTTAGACTCGACAAACTCGCAGCCTAGCTGGTACCGGTCGTTAATCTCTTGCAACACCGGCCATAGGGCGCCTTTTGCGCTGTCCCTGGTGAGGCCTAGGTAAACGCACTGGCTTTTGGGGTACTTCTCCATGGTTTTAAAGAACCGGTACGCCAACCCGTTGGTTTTACCGGCTCGACGGGAGCATTGGGCGGATATGTACCTGGACGGGTCGTTGATAAATGCGTTCTGGGCGGGAAAGTTTGAGTTAAGCACAATAGGGCGCGCGGAAACGCCTTGTTGTTTTCGGGAGATGGTCTCGATTAAGGCGCTAGTCTTGCTGGCCTTCATTTGGTCTTTCTGTACTTGCTAAGGTCTTCAGTTCGTCGTCGGTAAGGCCTTTAAGCATCGCGTTTTCGCGTTCTTTGAGGTCAAAAAGGAGCTTTAGATGGTCTCGCAGGTCCCTAGCATCGTTGGCGTCTAGTTTGCCAGGGACCGACAATTTAAGTAAGTTTTTAATTTCTCTATGCAATACCAGCAAGCAGTCGTCAATAAGCTTGTCCACCGAGATCTCAGACAAAAGCGGGTCTGGCGTTTTTGGCTGGGCTAAAACGGACAAGTCAGTTAATTGTTTAGGCTTGCTGGAGCGGTTCATTTTTTAACTTTAAGCTCTGGTTTGAACTCTGTTTCTTCCGGCCCGTAAACAATCATTTGAATTTGAACGTCGGGGACTTCAAACGTGATGGAGCCGACGTCACCGCGCACTCCGTGTTCCGTTCGCGTAAGCTTTAAAGTGCCAAGGCCAACTTTGGAAGCCGAATTAATATCGACTTGGGGGCCAAGGTTGCCGATGCCCTGCACATGAGTAGCGTTATGCATGCGAAAATACGTGACTTTTCGGCCATTAAGACTGTTCATTAGAAGCCCCCGCAGCCTTAGCTGCCTCGTCGTCCAATTGTTTGCGGGCAGCGCCTTCTTGGTTCACTTTAAGAATCTCGTTTTTGAGCTGATCGGCTTTGAGTTTGTACACGTAAGCTTGGTACTCGACTTGAGCCAACTCCCACATAAATTTTTGGGCTTCTTTCTCGAGTTCGGCAACCGGACGGGGTTCCGGAGGCGGGGGCGGCAGTTTCGTGGGTTTAAAAGACGATTTTGCGGACATATACATTCTCCTTTAGAGGGTAATGAATGGGTTAAAGATGGGACTATTAAGCTTTGGCAACAAATCAAGACCTAAGCGAGACAAGTGGCTCACCGCGGTAGGGTTTGAGGGTAGAAGCATGCGGGCAACGCCCGAACGCCTTTCGGTATTCTTTACGTGCACCCAGTGCACGGTGCTGAAATCAGAACTAACCACGCTATACCCAACAATGAAATCCGGGTCGCTTTTTAGGCAAGCTACCAGCACCAAGGTTTTAGGGCTTGCGATCAAGTTTTCGATTACGTTTTTGTAGTTGGCCATAAAAATGTTTTTGGGAATTAGCCCAAACCAAGAATCGCTTTGGTTTTGCTTGTCTTTAAACCCATAGTAGAGCCCGCGCAAAAACGTCGCCATAATGAAAGCTTTGTCTTCCGGCACGTAGCTGCGAACTGTAAATAGGGTTTCTGCTGCTTCTTTAGGCATCTTGTTTCCGTGCGGAAATTTGGTATCTAACTTTCATTTCGGCTACCAACTTGCTAAGAACCCGCCAAATGCCCATGCGGCTGACGTTTTCTACGCCGGCTTTCTTAAAAATCTTTACCATGTCGCGGATGCTGATTCCTTCGCTGTGGTAAGCCCATATAGTTTCTTCGCGTTTGTTTTCAAACTTGTGCTCGTTTAAAAAATGCTCGGCCATTGTGTAGTAGTCGAGCACGCTGTCATAATATTCTTTAGACTTTTTGTGCTGAAAAATGCCGCTAGAACGAGCGTCCCTGTAAAGGTAAACCTCGTTTTTTTCAATGTCTTCAAAACCTTTATCGGCTAACTTTTTGTACCAGGTCTTTTGCAAAGACTTGAGATCAGGTTTTTTGCTCATTAGTAGCGCTGCCTGCAGGTGCGGCCGTATCTGCGGCAGGGGTTGATTGGGCAGCAATGGCTTCTTGCTGTGCGGTTTTAATTTCTTGAAATTTGGCGTGGGCAATCTGGTTGGCAGCGGCTTTGCGCAAAGAGTTGACAAATTCTGTCAATGGCACTTTGCTAACGTTCGGCTTAAGGGAAATGATTTGAGCGGCCAAAACATACTTCATGGACAGCTCATCGGCAATGTTGCCAGCCAAAGCAATGATCTTGTTGGACCAGGCCTCAAACTCCTGCATGCCAACCGGCAAAGAATGGGGGAAACGAGCAATAAGTTTAAGCCAAAGCAATTTTAACGTTTGAATCATAGTGGTACACCTCATAAATTGATAATAACAGCTATTTAATAGGCTGCAAGGTATTTTTTACACTTCTGCAAGATTTTTTCCGATTTTAGCAATAGCTTCTAATGCAACACCTTCGAGTTGGACGGTGTTTTCCATGGCTTCTTCCAATAAAATCAATACGTTAGGCGCGTCCGCTTCGTTGCATTCCACTACTAAGCTGTCATGAACTTGACACACCAACTGGGCGTCTATCCCTGTTTGCTTAAGGTACCGGTGAAGCTGAATAGCTGCCCTGTTGACTATGCTGGCGCCCGTCGATTGGATGGAATGGTTTACGGCCAAATTAAGGGTATTACGGGCCTCATAGGGAAGTTCTCTATGTGGGCGCTTACCATATAGCTTATCGATCTTAGTCGCCTCCGGCATGCGCCTGGGACGTCCAAACAGGTTCACTACACGACCTTCTGATTTAGCTGTCTCGTGCGCGTCTAACATCATTTTAGCGACACCGGGGAAACGTTCAAAATAGGCGTCCATTACCTCCTGGGTTTCGTCCACAGACTTTCCTATTGTTTTAGACAACTTAAACGCAGTAGACCCGTAAGTAGACGAAAGGGCAATAACTTTGCTAATATCCCGTAATCTCTTGTATTTTTCGCCAAATGAGTTATTGCCTTCTTTAAAAGGGGTGCAGTCGTATTTGTCAAAAACCTCCATCCCGATCACCGAGTAGAAGTCTTCCGCGCTTTTAAAGGCCGCTTTGAGCTTTTCGTCTTTTGAGAAATAAGCAAAAACGCG